GGACCTTATATCCGCACTAACTATCGCTCCCCAGCAACATCATCGGGAGGGGCCGTATTCGCACAACAGAAAGGGTTGTCTGACACAATCGTGGGCTTGCAATCTGCCGTACGCTTGGGCCACAGTTATATTGCTGTGTTTACGCGAGAGCAGATGTTGGAAGCGTTTAAGTCCTTTGACAAGGCCATCATAATGGAGGGTCCCGTACTCTGTGAAGACCGTATCCCCACACATGACTCATATTTTACATCACATGTGGAGGTTCTAGGATCTGTCCCTATTGACAAGGTCCTGGGAGTAGTAGGAAAAACGGCCTATCAGCTGACCCCATTCGCGGACGAGTTCGAATCGAAGAGCATCCCTGCCATTTTGAGTGCTAATGACAGGAGAGTACCAGTTGGAATGCACCCGATGCAGCACTCTGTGAATAAGAGTGGTCGAGGTGTGATCAAGACAATGCGCCAGGATATTATTGATATGGGCATTGTCGGGATGACATCTTTTTATTCACAAAAGTTGGACCTGGATAGACTCTATCCCCTCAGTGAAAATGACTATGTCAGAGGCATTGAGGGGGCAGAGCCTATCAACGTGAAGACCTCCCCTGGAATACCTTACGTTTGGGATAAATACCCTGCGAAGGAACCTGGAAAGAAGTCTTACCTGAGATATAACATCGATGGTGAGATTGAATTTTTCAGTGACACGGTGAGGTCTGACGTCCGCGAGTTAGACGAAAAACTAAGAATGGGAGTTGTGCCCCCATTGCAGATGTATGAGTTCCCTAAAGACGAACTTAGACCTCTGAAGAAAGCACTAGGAGACCCGGAGACTGGAGAGCCGCCCAAAACAAGGACGATCTCTGTCTTCCCAATGACTATCAACATGTTGTATAGAAAGTACTGTCTCGCCTTTGACGCGCAGCTGCATGGCTTCGCTGACGGGAACTTCCCATGTTTCGTGGGGGTTAATCCTGAAAGCTTGGCTTGGACCAATTCTTATTGGAACTTGCGGAAGCGTGGCAAAGAGGGGATCGGTATTGACTACTCAAACTGGGATGGTCATTGGCCGGCATGGTTAGCTCATGCCTATTGCGAGGTTGTAAACCGGGTTTACACGTTGGCACACCAGAAACATTGTTTACAATGTGACCGCCACGGCCTCTGCAATGAAATCGCCGGAGACAACAATGCTCGGAGGGCAATCTACGAATTTAATTTGTTTGGTTGCTTTCAGTTCATTGACGCTGTATGCAGAAAACAGCGAGGAATGTCTTCTGGCTTTGGTGGTACTGCCGACGTAAATACCGGCTCACACCTGCTACTGGACTACTTGTCTTACCTTTACCACGTAAGACTGTACCCAGAGTACCACCCTTTTTCTGCTTTCCTTTACTATGTTGGAATTGAAATTTATGGGGATGATGAACGTATGGTCATTCGAGACGAGATCACCCATTTATTCAATTATGAGACACATCTCATGCTCATTAATGAGTTGGGCTGGCCGGTAACCAGCGACACGAAGTCGAAAGATGTGATTCAACAACCTGTGGAGGAGCTTGGATTTCTGAAGCGTACCTATGTGCCTGACCCGGTACTTGGGTACTCTCTGGTGCACGCAGCCTTATCGAAGACCACGATTGAGGATCTGTGTCACTGGATAAAGAAGTCCACAGTCCCCCGAGAACAGCTATCGTCAAATATCACGAACGTCTGTGAATATGCTTTCTCTTGGGGACCGGAATATTATGGAGAGTTAACGACCAAGTTG